AAGTACAGAATAAATGCAGACTGGAAGACCATTGAAATAGGAATACGAGCAATGGTCAATTCTCCTGCTAAGGTTATGTGGAAGTACATTCCGTTTAGCTTTAACGAAGATACAATTCACGATGCTCGAGCAGACGCACTGACCTTGGGAGTAGACGAGTTTCGTATTGTTACGTCTGGTAGATGGATAGAAAACGATTACTTAAAACCGAGTGTAGGTTGGTCGAGACCAAGACCGGGAACTACACAAATATTTGCTCCAGAGTGCAAACAGACTCTTAATGCTCATTTCGTATCAGCTGCTGGATATTTTTATCCTTGTTGTTATGCAGCAGATTACAGACTGGTTAGAGGAACACAGTTTGAACTCAATCCAGAGTTTCACATAAGGAATTCGCCCCTCTCTTACCACTTAGCTGACGGATCCAAGTACCGAACATTTTTAGATAAGTTAGAAGAACAAAAATTGCCAGCATGTAAGTTTTGCTGCACTAAGTAAAGGAAAAATATGAACGAAAAACAACCAACAAATGTAAAAAACTATTCTGCTGATTTGCAGAAGTTGTTCTTAGAGATGATGATCGACAATCCAGAGTCTTACGTCCGGGTTCAGAATATCTACAACGCAGATAACTTTGATAGATCCCTTAAAGATACTGCACGGTTTCTAAAAGAGCATGTAGATAAGCACAAGGCAATGCCAACAGTTGCCCAGGTAAATGCTGTTACAGGAATCGAGCTTAAAGCAACTACTGGATTAGGTGATGAGCATCAGGGATGGTTCTTAGAAGAGTTTGAGAATTTTAGCCGCAGGAAAGAACTTGAACGGGCAATTCTAAAGTCGGCAGATTTGATTGAGAAGGGAGAGTTTTCTCCCGTTGAGAAGCTTATCAAGGATGCGGTGCAGATCGGACTTGTTAAAGACATCGGCACAGATTACTTTAAAAATCCGCGCGAAAGACTGATGGCAATCAAAGCAGGTAATGGACAAGTTAGCACAGGATGGCCGGCACTCGACAGGGCATTGTTTGGTGGTATGAACAGGGGCGAGCTAAACATCTTCGCGGGCGGCTCTGGTAGTGGAAAATCGTTGTTCATGCAGAACATTAGCGTAAACTGGTTTACGGCAGGACTGAACGGTATTTACCTAACACTAGAACTAAGCGAGGGCTTATGCTCTATGCGTATCGACAGCATGGTAGCAAACGTAAGCACTAAAGAGATTTTCAAGAACTTAGATGATGTAGAGCTGAAGGTAGCGATGGCAGGTAAGAAGTCTGGCGCGTTCCAAGTCAAGTATATGCCGGCACAGAGCACAGTTAACGACATTCGCAGCTACATTAAGGAATTCCAAGTTCAAACTGGTACGAAGGTAGATTTCCTAATGGTAGACTACTTAGACTTGCTTATGCCAGTAACTGCTAAGGTAAGCCCAAATGACCTGTTCGTTAAGGACAAGTATGTGTCTGAAGAGTTGCGCAACCTAGCTAAGGAATTAAATGTTCTGTTTATTACAGCATCGCAGCTAAACAGATCCGCAGTTGATGAAGTAGAGTTTGACCACAGCCACATTAGCGGTGGTATCAGTAAGATCAACACAGCAGACAACGTGTTTGGTATTTTTACAAGTAGGGCAATGCGTGAGCGCGGCAAGTATCAGTTACAGCTACTTAAAACACGTAGCTCAAGCGGTGTTGGCATGAAGGTCGATCTTGACTTTAACGTAGAGTCGTTGCGCATTGTAGATGCGGGCGAAGAGAGCTCTGCACCGAACCCTAACGCAGCAAGCAACATATTAGGTAAGATTAAAGGTAAGTCAGTTACAAATGCTGCCGTTAAAGAGACAATAGATCCCGAAACAGGTGAAATAACTAAGTCTCCGGTGGCAGAAGTTCAGGCTACTAAACTGAAGAGCATGTTAGCTAATCTCCGACAGAACAATTAACTGAATCAGATAAATAGTTCATAAGGAGCTAAATTTTGCAAAAGAGAACGAGATCAATCCTCGAAGAGTTAGATAACTTAGTAAATCTACGCGACAAGGAAAATCTCATCGAAAGTAGAGCGAACAACATTATCCAAGGTGCTATTAATCTGATAAACTTGATTCGCGAGTCTTATCCCGAGGATGTTGCTGCGGATCTTGAGCGCAGGCTAATCAACAGCATTAAAGGACAAGACTCTGCAAAGTTCTCCCGTGGGGTTAGGAGACTTAAAGAATGAAGGTTAACGAGATAGTGATAAACGAGGGATTCTGGGATACTGTAAAAGCAGTTGGCGCCGGCATTGCAGGTATGCCGTCCGGTAAAGGAGCAGCCAACTTTAGGACTGGTATGGCAAAAGGAAACATTAATGACTGGGCAAACGATATTCTAAAAAGGTGGCAAACTGAAATTGCTCCTTCTATTCCAGCTAACTCTACGGATAATCAAATTAAAGGTCACCTGGACAGGTACCTAGAGAAGTACCTGGGTGGCAAATACACAAAAGGTAAGTTAGTTGGAGCAAACGATCCAAATAATGTTCTTCAGTATATTCTCAATGCAGCAAACTTAGAGCGATTAGGCACTCCGGTACAAGCAAGAGCTAAAAAGGCCACTGCTCCTGCAGCTGAACCTGTTGCTCCTGCAGCTGAACCTGCTCCTGCTCCTGCAGCTGAACCAGCGGCAACCACTGGAAAAAGAGAGTTGCCAGACATCGAATACACACCTGCGACTCCTGCTGCGATTCCTGCTGCGATTCCTGCTACATTTAAGCACGGTGACCCGATTGTAGTAGGAAAAGGGCAGAAACCGTTAAAACCGGGGGATCCGTCCTATGAAACAATAGCTAATCAGATGTTGGCTCAAAATACTGCATCCACATCAACAAAGCCTAAGCTAGAAATCCCGGCCGGAGCAAATCCACGCGAAGTAAAAGAATACAAGAAGAGATACCAGCAACAGTTAAACACATGGAACAAGTACAACAATCCTGATTACGCTGAGCCCGAAGTAGTTGCTGCTCCTGCCGCTTCAGTTCCTCCGCCTGTGCCTGCTGCTGCACCTGCTCCGAGCTATAATACTGGATGGAAAGCTAATGCGCCAACAGTAAAAACAAACACACGCAATCCTGCCCCTATGCCTACTTTTGCGCCAGCTCCTGCACCGTCGGCTTATAATCCTGCTAGACAGAAAACTAGAGAACCCGCTACTGCCGAATCGGCCGGTGGAGTGCCGTGGAGTGTAAGGAAGCCTAAGAAATGATTTTAACAGAAGGTGGTAACGTATTTGATGATGTAACTGCGATTAAGAAGGAATACGTTCCAAAGATCATCAATGACATACAAGGTCTGATGCCGGACGGTATTAAGATCATACCTCACATTGGCTCAGCCGGCTATAAGGTAGAATCTGGTGACATGGATGTGTTCGTAGATGCTGCTGAAATACAGCAGTTCTTTAACGCTAAAGACGAAAAGCAAGCTAAGGTAGCATTGCGTAAGTTTATCGAAGCTAAAGGGTTTCAATGTGCGCTTTCTGGTCGCAACGTTCACGTTCGTATGCCAGTCCCTGATGGATCCTTTGTTCAAGTTGATGTAATGGTCATTCCAGACGCAAGCCGAGTAGCACCGTTTCACCAGCACGGACTATCAGGACAATACAACGACCCAGAGTTTAAGGGTGGAGAGCTGTTTATTCTGTATTCATCTATAGCAAAAGCTTTAGGCCTAAAGTTTAGTCCGTTTGAAGGAAAGTTAGTAGATCGTACGACGAATGAAGTAGTTGCCAATGACAAGGACGCAGTAGCGAAGATCTTGTTAAACCCTAATGCTACTGGAGCTGACCTTGCGTCAGTGAAGACGATACTGAAAGCATTAGCAAACGATCCACGAAAAGAAGAGAAGCTAGCACAAGCAAGAGAAGCTGCTAAAAAGAACCTACTCCGCTTACCTGAGTCTGCTCCGGCAGGGTCGCCGAGTTGGTTCAGGCAGATACAGAACATTTTAGTCAGATGAAAGTCTGTGAGGTATTAACAGAAGCATTAGGAAGCGTTGATGCAGATGGAGTAGTTTCGCAAATTAAACGAAGCTGCCAACCTTTCTTATCACAATGTGAAGAACCAATGTGGCGTGGATTATCTCATGCTCGAAACGCAGGTACTATCTTTTCCACAGTGGCGACTGAACAATTTCGTAGTCCTCGCGATACTCCGGCTATCATTAACACATACATGATGTCTTACTTGAATAAGAAGTTTAAGATCCCGTTCAGACAGCAGCATACTATATTCACAACAGGGTCGGAAGGATCGGCTTCGTCGTTTGGTACGCCTTTTATGGTGTTTCCGATAGGACAATTCGATTACTGCTGGTCGCACAAAGTTCGTGATTTGACCGATCAATTTCATCATCTAACCGGGCAAAAGCTCTCAGCAAGAGAGATTGCTGAAGAGGTGTATGATTCAATGGACCGTGCTGAATACAAGCTTAACGAAGACTTAACTACTGCGGTGTTTTCATACAAAGAGATTATGATCTACTGTAAGTCGTATTACATACTCGACATGTATGCGCTAATGCGCGACCAAGGATGGTACGCTGATGGAAGAAAGATGTACAAGGCCCTGTTTCTTGGCGGACCTTGGCCAGTCCAGTAAGGATAAATACGATACCATGAAAGTAGCCGAAATTATCCTCGAAGCAGTTGGAGTAAAAGCTAAAGATGCTGCGATTAAAATCTTAACCGATTGTAATCCGTATCTGTCTCAGCTTGGGGATCCTTCCTATAATAAGTTATATCGCGGAGTTCGTAAAAGACTACCGAATTTTTCGTTTCAACCGTTGCCAGTTAACCGTACGCCGTTAGATACTCCTCTTGAGTTACATCAGATATGCGACGACTATTTCTTAAAGAAGTTTGGAATCCGATTTAGGTCAAATGCTACATTTGCTTGCAACGAG